GGCATCTGCCACTTCCTTGAGAGCTCCCTGACTTTCGTCATAGTAACTCTTGGAATTATCACTTTAGGAGACTGTATGGCGGCTTCTGACCTCGAACGTCGAGTGATGCTTCGTGAATATCAGCTTTACAGAGAGATTCTTCGGGAAAACGGAAGGATTTATCCTCCCCTCACCCCGATTGAGCTCGATGTTTTGACCGATATTTCACTTAGTTCACTTGTCCGTCGACTCAGATACCTCTGTACAACTCCTTTAGTGACGGCAAATTGACCTAGGGGATCATCTTTTGTCCTTAAACGACTTAGAGGAGATGCTATGCGACCCCGATCGGACAGTTACTATTTCCCTTTGGTTGACGTCCAAAATAACGTCATCTACTCGGAGGGTAACCATTCGGTCGACGATAGCGTCGTATGCCCTACAACCAATATTCGTGGTGATCGGAAGACTGCGAATCCATGGTGGTATTTTATTGATCGGCACCGGTACCACATCGGTTCCGCTCGATTCTACCAAGACATGGATCACTTTCTCTCGAATGACCCCAATATCAGGTTGTTTGGCGCCTTCAATGTCGGAGTCGAGTTTCCACCTTACCATAGAGACGCTCTCTACAACCAAGCACTCTCGAATGTCTACGAGAAGATCCGTGGCGATTTGGACCTTTCGGTCGATATCGCCGAGTCGGCTCAGACTCGTAGAATGTTTCGGGAACTTGGTCGATGGGAACGTTACCTTGGTAGATGGAATCCCAGACGATGGGCAAATGAATGGCTGCAGTATCAGTACGGGTGGAAACCCTTACTGAAATCCTGTTACGGAGCGGCAACTGAGCTACGTCAACATGTAGCTGAGAAGACGCAAAAGTTCACAGGAAGTGCTTCGCAGTCATTCACCGACTTCAAGACTCCTCAGAGGCCTTTCTTTAACACCTTTACTGAAATACTTACTCAGTGTAAGGGTAAAGAAGGCTGTCGCATTGTCCTTTTCTATAAACCTCGGCAAAATGATCTGGCCCGTTGGACCAGTCTTAATCCGGTGTCTATAGCTTGGGAACTAATGCCGTATTCCTTTGTCGTGGATTGGTTCATCGACATAGGGAGTACGCTTCGGAATCTTGAGACCTCGTTCCTCTATAACCAGTATGTTACTGGTTATGTGGACGAGTTGTACGCAGTGCAGTGCAAAGAAGATGTTGATTTCTTTGTACAGCCCTTCGTCAACGTCTATCAATTCAAATCCAAGGGCTATCGCCGAAGGATAGAATTTAATAGAACGGTCTTAACGTCGGCTCCAACGCCACGCTTACCCCAGTTTAAGGTTAAACTTGGGTGGCAACGTTGGGTCTCTGCTTGGGCTTTGAGCTCTCAGATTCTGCTAGGCAGAAAGGGAGATATACCACTAGGTAAGTGGTAGTTTCTCTCAAGCTTAGACGTAGGAGTCGTTTGGTCTCCTAGCCTATACAGAGGTGTTTTACCTGCCCCGGAATTTCTCTGGGGTGGGAACAGGAGTTCTGGCTTTCCAGATTCTCCACACTACGAGGCAACGATGCCCGCAGCAGCAGATATCGTCCTAGCGGACGCACTGGGTACTCCTGTATCCCACACTTTCACCCCAATCGGGCCTGACCCGAAATCACCCTCGATGTTTTGGTTTGAGGACCAGAGTCAAGCTTCTCCGATCGGTTACTGGCGTATCAGCGTTGAGCTGAAGCGCCCTCCGATCGCGAAGCCTGGCGAAAGTTCTCAAAATCGGGTGATGCGGGCCGTGATCGGCTTGCATGAACCAATCCTGGAGAACGTGTCGAACAGCACTGTCTCCGGGGTCGCTCCTGCGCCTACCCTGTCTTACACCCCTCGCAGCTTTACGGAGTATGTTCTTCCGGAACGCTCGAGTCTGCAGAACCGCAAGGATCTGCGGAAGATGACCATGAACCTCCAAGACGACGCCCTGATTCAGGCCGTTGTCGAGGATCTTCAGGGTATCTGGTAACCATAGGGTAACCTATGGGTAAGATTGTTTTTGTCATCCTTCATATCATCAGCTATGGTTTGTCTACCTATCTCAGTCTCCGAAAGGAGAAGAAGAAGGTTGACGACCCTACACTTTCTGATCTGAAGGCTTAACAAAGTCCCTAATCGGGAGGTAGGTTCGATGACTCACAAGTCTAACGTTAGACTCATAGAGACGGTTGTCCGTTCTCTGTGTGAGAGAATCGATACGCCGAGGTCCTTGGCGGTCTGGATGGCATTCAAGTATGACCAAAAGTCGTTACTTGATTTGCCTAACCCCAGACCGCTCGACTATGAAAGCGCATATTGCTTCGGGAACGACTATTTCATAACATCTCTCCTTTCGAAGTATAAAGGACTGATGACTGGGATAGACACTCGAGCAGTTGCCCTCGAAGGCTGGAGAGCCTCCGAGGTTAAGTGCAACGCTACCAACAGGTACCTAAGAGATCTGCACAATTCTGATTTCTCCGATAAGGAGACTTTCAGACTTCTCAAGGTAATTAGCCTTGCGAAGAGAAAAATTGAGCAGGTCTTAGGGCCACTTAAGGTCGCTGTTGTCCTTGACCATAGTCGTTGGGGTCCAGGCGCTACATTCGACATGCGTCGAAGTAGCGGTCTGGATCAAAAGATCTCACGCAAGATTACAGTGACTAGTCCTGCTCTTCGCTACCTGAAGGCGGTGATGGAGGCGGACCCAAATTGGGCGGAGGCCGTAATTGGCGTTAAACCCGAAGGTCCGTACTCCCTCACCCGTAGTTGCTTTCAGATAGTTAGAGGAAACAGGTTCCTCACTGTTCCGAAATCGGCTAAAACAGATCGCTGTATAGCTGCCGAACCTACTGGAAATGGATTTCTCCAGCAAGGTGTTGGCAGGTATATTCGCGCCCGTTTAGCTAAATTCGGAGTCAGACTCGACGATCAATCGATCAATCAGAAGTTGGCGGCGCAAGCCGTCAATCTCGGGTTGGCCACTTTAGATCTTAAAGCGGCGTCTGACACTATATCGCGCGAACTTGTACATACCCTTCTTCCATTAGATTGGGCGTTCTTCCTCGACGATCTGCGCTCGAAAGAGAGTAGAGTCGCCGGTGAGTGGGTTTACCTTGAGAAGTTCTCTTCAATGGGAAACGCATTCACTTTCGAGTTAGAAACGCTTATCTTTTGGGCACTCTGTGCATCTGTAATGGAGTGCGAAGAAGTCCGAGGTAAACTAGCGGTCTATGGAGATGACTTAATTGTCCCTTCATGTATCGCCAACACTCTCATTGCTACACTTGAGAGATGTGGTTTCACAACCAACCAAGAGAAGAGCTTTATCGAGGGACCCTTTCGAGAGTCCTGCGGTGAGCACTTCTTTAATGGTTGTAATGTGACTCCTGTTTACCAAAAGAGCGTTGTTGACTCTTTACCGGAGCTGATTCGATTGGCGAACCGTTTGGTTCGCTATTCGATCCGCGTGTATGACACCTGGCGGGCTAGCGTGGTTAGATCTGCACATCGGGCTATCCTCGATTTTTCTAAGGATTTGCTCAATGGAAGAACTCTCCCTGCAATTCCCCTGGGTGTCGATGGCGATGATGGCTTTCTTGTTCCTCGTAGTTGGCTTCCTAATTGTTGCCCAAACCGTGGCATTCTTTGCCATGTTTTGGTCTTCAAAGAGGAACAACGAAGAGGTAACGAGACAGCTCTCCTCGCGTACAAGCTCCGACACCCTGTCTACTCTGCTAGTCTTACGACTGGTAGGCAGACTGTAAGTAGGGGTGTCGGAAGGTGGGTCCATCGAAAGCGATGGATCCACCCAGTCGCGATATGACCTAGTTCAGGTCTTCTTGCGTCCCTTTAACTAAGGGTTTGGAGAGGGTACTATTCCCTTTAAAGCG